ACTAGTGCTCGCGCTAGGGGTGCATTTAGTGCTGGTGGCGATCTCACTTATAATGCTAGCACTGGTGCATTTAGTGTAACCACCTTTAAGACTGCTGATGCTCGTGGTGCTGTAAGTGCCACTGGTGATCTGTCTTACACTTCTGGCACTGGCGTCTTCTCTTATACCACACCTGACTCGGATGGTATTACTGAGGGAAGCACTAACCTTTACTACACAGACGCTCGTGCTGATGCTCGTGCCTCAGCAGCTATCACCGCTTTGGGTCTTGGCACTGCTGCTACTACTGCTGCAACTGATTATGCAACTGCTGCCCAAGGCACACTTGCTGCTTCTGCTACACAACCAGGAGATCTGGCAACCGTAGCAACCAGTGGATCTTACAATGATCTGACTGGCAAACCCACTTTGGGCACTGCTGCTGCAACAGCATCTACTGCTTATGCAACTGCTGCACAGGGCACCCTAGCAGCATCTGCACTTCAAGCAGAGACAATTACATTAGCAACTCTCAAAACAGAAGTTGCAGCAGCAACTGACTTTGCTGACTTCCAGACCCGTATCGCCGCTCTCTGATAACCAATGGCAACTCTAACTTCTAAAGCAGAATTAAAATCATATGTGAAACGTCGCCTAGGCGACCCTGTGATTGAAATCAATGTTTCTGATGATCAATTGGATGATGCAGTGGATTATTCATTGCAAAAATTCCAACAGTTTCATTATGATGGATGCGAGCGTGTCTATTTGAAACATCAGATCACACAGGATGTGATTGATAGATCGAAAACTACTGCAGGATCAACCTCATCAGCGGGAAATGATGCCTGGATAGAAAGCAATACATACATTGAAATCCCAGATCATATTCTTTCGGTAGAAGGTCTGTTTTCATACAGTGATAAGGGATCTTCTAACATCTTTGATATTAGATATCAGATGAGATTGAATGACTTGTATGATTTTACATCTACACAATTTTATCATTATTATATGATCCAGTCGCATCTATCTACAATTGATTTCTTGCTTGAGGGCATGAGTCCTATTCGGTATCATGCTGTGCAGGATCGTCTTTATATTGACTGGAGTTGGCCAGAAGATGCGATTGTAGATCAATATATTGTAATTAAAGCATGGCGTGCTTTAGATCCAAATACATGGACTGAAATTTATAATCAATTGTGGATTAAAGATTATACTACTGCGAAAGTTAAGAAGCAGTGGGGACAGAATCTCACTAAGTTTTCTGGTGTGCAAATGCCAGGGGGAATCACATTGAATGGTGAGATGATTTATAACGATGCTGTTGAGGAATTAAAGATCCTTGATGAGCAATTGCGTACGCAATGGGAATTACCACCACTGGACATGATTGGCTGATATGGCACTTAATCCTTATTTCACTCAAGGCACTACAGGTGAGCAGGACCTTACTGAGGCACTGGTCATCGAGCAGATTAAGATGTTTGGAAAAAACGTCTATTATGTGCCAAGGACTCTAGTTAAAGAAGACACTATCTTTACTGAAGATACATTGTCTCAATTTAATGACGCATTTTTAATTGAAGCATATCTAGAAGATGCCACTGGTTTCCGTGGTGATGGAGATATGTTTAGTAAGTTTGGAGTAAGAATTTCTGATCAAGTTACATTCATCATCTCTCGCACTAGATTTACTCAGGCAGTGGATGATAATGTCAGCCTTATTGTAGAAGGTAGACCTAACGAGGGTGATCTAATTCACTTCCCTCTGGCAGGCAAGACATTCGAGATTCAATATGTTGAGCATGAAGTGCCCTTCTTTCAGTTGGGTAAGGTATATACTTGGGGTCTTCGTTGTGAGTTGTTTGAATATAGTGACGAGGATATTGATACAGGTGTCGTAGAAATTGATGCCATTCAAACTAATTTTGCAGCGTCCATTAAATTAATAATGGATCCTGGTGGGTCAGGAGATTTCACTGTTGGTGAAGAGATTGTTGGAGATCTATATAAAGCATTTGGTACTGCAACATTGACTGGAGATGCCGTGAGTGGTATTACCATCACGGATGGGGGTCAATATTATAATAGCAGTTTACCACCATCAGTTACAATTAGTGGAGGGGGCGGTACAGGTGCCACAGCAACAACAACAGTCTCGGCTTCAGGTATTGTTACTGGTATCACTATTACAGCTGGTGGTAGTGGTTACACTAGTGCTCCAACTGCCACATTTGACTACTCACCAAAAGACAATAGAGCAGAAGTCAAGTCCTGGAACTCTGCAACTAGAGAGATTCAAGTGATTAATAGGACAGGCACTTTCAATACAGGTGAAACCGTAAAGGGTATAACTTCTGGTGCTCTCTGGAGTCCTGAGTCATACAACACCCTAAATAATACAAATCTGTCCGATACTGTAGATCAAAACTACAATATTGAAGTAGAGTCTGATAGTCTTATCGACTTCACAGAAACAAACCCATTTGGCGAATTTGGTAACGCAGACTAATGTTAGGAAATTATTCATATCACGAGATTATAAAGAAAACTGTTGTGGGGTTTGGTACCCTATTCAACAATATTGAGCTACGACGCACCGATTCTTCAGGAGCAGTTGTTGAAGTGATGAAGGTGCCTCTGGCATATGGACCAAAGCAAAAGTTTCTTGCACGTCTTCGCCAAGTGGGTGATTTGACGGAGAAGGATCAAGTGCAGATTACGTTACCTAGGATCTCATTTGAGATCAATGGTATCTCGTATGATGCTACTAGAAAAGTATCACCCACACAATATATTAGGAATACTACTTCTGAAGGCAAGCAGATTAAAATGTTTGCCCCAATCCCATATAATATTAATTTTGAGCTTGCAATTCTTGCAAAAAATCAAGACGATTCTTTGCAAATACTGGAGCAGATTCTTCCTTATTTCCAACCAAGTTTCAATATCACTATGACACTTGTGCCTGACTTGGGTGATAAAAAAGACTATCCTGTAACTCTTACTTCTGTATCATATGATGATGAATATGAAGGTGATTATGATACTCGTCGCACTTTGATTTATACTCTTCAATTTGTTGCTAAGACCTATTTGTATGGTCCTGTTAATGATTCGACTAACGAAGTTATTAAAAAAGCAATTGTAGATTACTCTACTAAAGTGGATACATCCGCTCCAAGGGAGGTTCGTTATACGGTTCAACCAGATCCGTTATCCTCAGATCCTGGCGATGACTTCGGTTTTAATGAAATGACTAGCAACTATGTCGATGCAAAACAATACAACCCCGTCACAGGACAAGACGAAGAAATTTGATGGTATTGAGGATGCCCTTGATATTGAAACTTCTATAGTTCCTGCTGACCCAGCACCAATCGAAAAACCTGAAGTGTTTATTACTTCAACCAAAGAGCAGTTGAAGAAAGACTACGAGTATACTCGTGGCAATCTTTATTCTCTGATCGAAAAAGGTCAAGAGGCGGTTGATGGTATTTTAGAATTAGCACAAGAGTCAGATCAACCAAGAGCATTTGAAGTTGCTGGTCAGTTGATCAAACATGTGGGTGATGTTGCTGACAAACTAATTGATCTTCAGAAGAAGGTTTCTGAGATTGAAAACCCCAAGAAAACTAAGGAAGTCAATACTACTAATAACACAATGTTTGTGGGTAGCACAGCAGATCTCGCCAAGTTTTTAAAACAACAACAAGATAAATAGTAACCGTAGGAGTACGTATTAACAATGTCAGTATTAAATGTCATTGACACCCAAACCATTTCTGCAAGTGGCAATGGCTACGTTGTGGTGAAGTCGGGTGTCCTCCGCTGCTATGCAGCATCAGCATCCACGATTCAGATCGATGCTGGTCCTGCCGTAACACTTGCAGCAGGCGAAGCACTGCTCCTGTCTTGCGGTAAGGCAAAGAATGCACAAATCGATGCGATGACTGATGCAGCAACTGCTGTTGTCACCGTCCTTGGTGGTGGCACCCCCGCACACAAGTTTGCTGTTGGTGATTTTATCGCGACAGAAGCAAATAGCGATGCAGCATTTACGAGTGACTTCGTTGCTGCAGCATCTGGTGGTAAGAAAGTAACGGCAGTTACGAATACCACAATCACTACCGACTATGACAGTAGTGCAGCGAGTGCTGATTATGCTCTGACTGGTGCCAAGGTTGCATCAGGCACTGTCCCTGCACTTAAACGTGCAGTTAAGCTCACTGCTGGAGGAGCCGACGTTATTGTCGAGCAAGTCCAAGTAGTTGGCGGCTGATCCACTATTACCGAGAAAAGACATGAAAAGTTTTACTGATTTCTTCAGCGAAGAAGCATCTGACGGTCTGAAAGATCGCCGTATGGAGAGGGGCGGTGTTGATGGCAACAACCGTTACAACAAACCAGTTAGTAACACACCGAATACATTTGGTAAGAAGAAACCCCAAGAGGGTGGTCCTTCTGCCATGGAAAAGGTGAAAGCACAGATTCGTGCAAAGTATGGTGATAAAGCAATCAAAGAAGATGCCAAGATGGGCAAGCAGTCAGATGAAAAACTGGCAGCATTGCATAAGCAAGTCAGTGGTGCTGACCAGAGTCTTCCCTCTAATCAATTTATGTTGAAGAGAGTGAGTAAGGAAATGGATCGCAGAAAGAAAGCAACTAAGACTGAGGGATATGCCCCTGGTGATGTTGATCAGAAGGTTGGTGCTGTAACTCCTATCCCTAAGCAGGATCAGGATGATGCTCGTGCAAGAATTCTTGCTAAGGCAAAGGCCAAGCGTGCTGCACGCCTCAAAAGTGAAGGTGCAATTGTGGAACGTGCTGACATGTGGCATCCAGATCCTGAGAAGGATAAGAAACTGGGTGGACCTGGTGCTAATGCTCGTGCTCGTGAAGATCGTGCTGATGCAGCAAAACCCAAAGAAGATCCCAAAAAACTGAAATCAGGTGAGTCCTACATGGACTACCATAAACGTCAGAAGGCATCAAAGTCTGGCAATACTGTCAGTACTCGACACAACACTGCTGTTGATAGATTAAATGCGAAGGGTGCCAACATCAAACCTAAGAAAAAATCTTTGTTGGGTAGATTGGGTCTTAGAAAAGAAGAAGTAAATCTTCAGGAAAAGTCACCTATTGAGTTGGCTCTTGATAGTGACAAGAAATTGATGAAACTTCACACTAAAGATAATCCTGCACCTAAGGGATATGCCAAAAAGGATGCAAAGGATGCGAAAGAATCTATGATGTCATTTGGCAACTTTGTTGGAGGATGATATGGTAGTAAAAACTTGTAAGTATTGCGGATTGACTTCACCTAAAGGTCATCATAGACCTGATGCGTGGATCAAAAAGCATGAATCCAATTGCCCTAAAAATCCTGAGGTTAAAGAATAATGTATTCTTTTGGCGAATATTTGCAACTAACAGAAGGAGCATCCTGGACCAAAAAGTCAGGAAAGAACTCAGAAGGAGGACTCAATGAAAAAGGACGAAAGTCTTACGAAAAGGAAAATCCAGGATCTGATCTTAAAGCACCAAGCAAGAAAGTTGGAAACCCCCGTAGGGCATCTTTCTGCGCTAGAATGAGTGGGATGAAAAAGAAACTGACTTCTAAGAAAACTGCAAGTGATCCAGATTCGCGAATCAACAAATCTCTTAGAAAGTGGAATTGCTAATTGAGTAAATAGTGGTATACTTCATTTGTATCCCCTTGATACTATGTTGGCATTCTACTTAACAATTGCAATCTTAGTCTGTATGGTTGCATACGCAGGCGTTGAATCTACTATGCAGTTATTTGCATTTGTAGATTTAGAAATACGCTGGCATATTGTCCTGTTCCGCACTTTTTTCATTAGAAGAAAATTAGAAAAGGAATTGGGATTTCCCAAAACAAGTTTGTTACATCACTTTAAAACCTATGGAAAGTAATAAGGAAGTCTCCGATCTGACTATGAGTAGATCAGAATGTGAGAAGTGTGGTGCTACATGGATTAATGGGCAGCATGTCTTTAGAGGCACAGCTGCATCTTATGACAGTAGTGAATTAGATCTTGCTGGTTTGGTGTGTAATAGGTTCGGCAATGAGCAATGTATCAATCCTAAAAAAGGTATCGAAGGTGGACAAACCTGGGAATCTAGATCAGGATATGTGCAAGGTGCTATAGACACTCGAAAGAAAATGCTTGAAGAGTTAGCAGATCATAACATCTAAATGTGATAGTATAGATACCATAGACGCATAAACTAGCATGAAAAGTCTTATTCGGTTTACAATTTTAGCAGCGATCGCAGCGTTGGTATTCTTTCTACCTAAGACAGCATACGCTTTGGATGTATCAATGGGTGCTGGTGGCAACCTAGTATTTGAGCCGAATGAGATTACAATCTCTGCTGGTGACACAGTGCATTTTATTAATGAAGCACTACCTCCTCACAATATTATTGTTGAGGCGCGTCCTGATCTCTCCAGAGAAGCACTGTTGTTTGCTCCTGGGGAATCACAAGATGTCCTATTTGCTGACGCAGGGGACTATAACTTCTTCTGTGGTCCTCATCAGGGCGCAGGTATGACTGGTGTAATTCACGTAAATTAATTAAACATTATGAAAGTTGGAATGATTGGTCTTGGTCAACTGGGAGAGAGTATCTCCCGTAGGTTGATTTTAAATAAGATTGAAGTCCATGGATATCGTAGAAATTATGAAAAGGCTTCAGACGCATACGACAAGAAATATTATACTGGTGTCAATACCAATATTAAATATCTTGTAAGATCAGTAAAAGAATCTTGGATCTATGGTGAAAAATCAGGGGACACTGTTGTGCAACGTAGTCCTGGAATCTTTCAACTTGCTGTACCTAAGGAATCAATTGATGAGGTGATGGATGAGTTACTACAGTTTTGTAGTGAAGGAGATATTATTATTAATTATTGCAATTGCGATGCTAACGTTAGTAGGAAATGGGCAGAACAATTACCAAAAGTGGGTGTGCAATATATTGATGTCGGTATTGCTGGTGGTATTTCTGGTCTGGACCATGGATACGGTCTCGTGGTTACTGGTGGAAAGTATGCAGTCGATACATGCCGCACAATCTTCGATGCTATCTCAATGGGAATTAGACCTTCCTCTACCAAAAATGATTATGTAATGTATCCTCAAGATTATGGTTGGATCTATAGAGACTGGTAAAATCAATGATTTTAGAAGTAGCAAGATTTTGTGGTAGGGTCCTCAATAACCCATTGGGTGTTGGGGTCTTATCTTACTCACTAATTGTAGTACCTGCTATAGGTATGCAGTTAGTTCATAAATACGGATGGAAACATTGGCAACCATTCCACAAATGAATTTTGAATTGGACATGGATGATTATGCAATCATTCTTAATGCATTACACTACTACAAGAAAGTTGAGAAGCGAGGAAACTTTAAACAATACAATGAGGATCGTGTCAATGCGTTACGTGATAAACTAGCATATCAATTGATTCCAAGTC